CGCTGATATCATTGCCATGATGCCGGCGTCCACGCCGTCGAGGTGCAGGAAATCATATAGGTAAGGAGCATTAGGGCGCATCACCTCCCAGAGCCAATCCAACACCTCTTTGGTGCCGCTGGCCGCAACGCCCAGCCCCGCAGCACCACCGACGCCGGATTTCGCTGGCTGGGTGGTGCGCTTTGCGTCATACGGGAGCGTGTCCTCGCGGTGCTTCTTCTCGGCCAACGACAACTTCGCCTTGAGTCTGCCCGTTTCCTGGCGCAGGGAACGGATCTCCCGCTCCATGTCGCTGTTTAGGCGTTCGGCCTCGGCCTGCGATTTGGCCGCGGTCGAGCGTAGCTGTTTCCTGCGATAAGCCACCCCAGCCCCCCATCTAACGGCGGTGGTGCCTTACGACTTCGCCTGCCCTGCGTGGGCGGCATCGACGTAATACGTCCAGCCGTCGAACGCGGCCTGGATTGCCGCATACCCCAGAGCAGCGTATCCGGCCTCATGTTGACCGCCGGCCGCCAGCAGGATGCCCGTGGCGCCCGCTCCGACCTTCTTACTGACGACCGAGCCGATCCGATCCTGTGCAAATTTGCCGAACGTGCCGATTAATGAACCCATAATGTTCTACCTTCCGTTTTTTTGCCTTGTTTTTAATTTTGTCCCACATCTCCACACGACACCGGATTTATTCCTCTGCCCAGGTGATTGAAGCAGCAGTCAGATCAGTCTTGAGTTTCGCATATAACTGCTGATGGATATTGGCAGCGATGTCTACCCCTGTCGCCAGAACGCGGTCTACCCGCGGGCTGACCAGCGTCTTGCCGCTGGCTGCTCCGTCAGACACCAGGGCGGCTTCAGCGGCATCCTTGTACACCGCCAGATCAGCGCAGGCGAAGAAAGTGCCATCACTGCGATCCTTCTTTATTACATCAACCACACCGATGCGGACATAGCACCCTGCGGCCACGAAATCCCCCTGTAGAGGGACGCTTACGATGAGTGCCATGTCAGTTCTCCAGCAGATTCAGCCGTGAGGCCATTTGGATGTTTTGCTGGCGCAGTTCGGCCAGTTCTTTTCGCAGTTCTTCCCGTTCTCCATGCGCCTGATATATTCCGTCCCATGCGACCATTACTGCACGATTGACGCAAAGAAACGGGATACCGTCGCCGCCATCTTCCTTCCGATTCCATGTGATAACTTCATTTTCTTCAAGAACATCCTGCATCCGCCGAACTTCCTCGGGGGCCGCATTCAACCATAAGGGCGCACCACCGTTGAGAAGACCGTGGCGTCCTGCTCGCATCATCAGTGCATCAGGTTCGTGGTCATAAGTCCCAACCGTAGCAGAAGCATCGGAATGCAGATCCCCATCTTCGTCAACGATAAAAACTATCTTGTTTCCTGCAGCCCGGCGACAACCTACACCAAACACGTTGCCGTTTGCAGTCACATTCCGAGAATTACCTGAACCATCGTGTTCCCCAGCATACATAGTCATAAGAACGTCAGCATTACTTGCTTTTGTAGCCGAGGCCGTGCCGCCATGAGAGGCAATAATCATGGCCCGGCCGGTGCTTTCATTTTGTATACTCTGGATATGTAAGCCGCCGCCGTCAGCAGTCACCATGCTAAAAGTGGCGAAGTCATCTGTTTCTGCCGTCTGTTGAGTTCCTGTCGGATTTACCGTGGTTAGAAAGCCGTTAGCAATCGAGCTTTTGAAGGTCAGTACATGGTCGTTGGCATCTCCCTGATTGATAGTCAAACCAGTAGCCACGCCACCGTTCTCGGTATCGTTGATATACAGCTCAGAACCGTCAAAGCGCAGGTTCGCTTCACCTTGAAAGGCATTTGCACCTGTAACTGTGCAAATGGTTTCCGCAGTGGAGCCAGTGAGGGTTGGACCACTTGATGGGACAGCTTCCCAGGCGGGAACTGCTCCCGCTCCCGTGCTTGTCAGTACGTGCCCATCAGTAGAGGCTGCCAGCCTCTCCAAGAAGCCACTGGCGTCACGATAGTAGATGTCACCTGTTGCATCAGATCCTACAGCGATCCCGGCATTCGTAAATATCAGGTCGTCTGCGGACTCATCCCAAAGCAAATAGGAACCGTCAGCATTGCCAAAGAACTTGACGTCGTGGCCATCAGTATTCGCGCCGACCGTCATAGTGCCAGCCACCGTCATCGCCTTGTGGTAGCCTGTGCCGGTGCTGATGTGGAAATTGTGCTCCGCGTTGGACAGCGTCTGCAGATACTCCACGTTGGCGACGAGCTGGTCGTAGTCTGTTTCTTTGGTGGCGTCACCCACCGAAACGTCAAGTGATGCGGTCCATGCCATCGGTGTTATCCCTGTTTTCTCGCCAGGTGGGCCATGATCTCGAGTTCGTTCTGCCGCTTCTGAAAACGGCACCGCTTTGCCATAATGCGCGACCGTCGAGCCTGCGCTGCCGTATGCTTGCGCTGGATCGGCGTCAGCCGCTCATCGCTCTCGACCTTGCTCTGTGCTTCCTCGGCGTCGGCCTCATGGATGTCAGCCATTGCATCCATCTCCTCGCGGGCCGACAACAGCGACCCCACCGTGCGGCGCACCGCCAGGATCTCGAGTTGCACGTCGCTCGGAGCGTCGGCGAAGGGCGTGATGTCCTCCACGTCGATGCTGTCTGCGTCGAACGCTACGGACACCAGGCGCGGCCGATCTACAGCATTAGAAATAGACAGATCCGGTCGAGTTGGCATCTGATGCGTCTGCTCTGCCAGCGGCGTTTGTCCAGAATCCACTTTCAAGCCTTTCTGTGTATGTCGCGGCTGCCCATGTCGGTGCTGTGCTGCCTACCCACCGGCCCGGAGCCAGGCGGGCCATATTCCAGCACGTTGCGGACACCCGCTTCCGCAGCAGATCGAGACTGAGGGTGCGGATCTGCATGGGCGTGGCGGTGAACTTATCGTGCGTCAAGAGGAACTGGTCCGTCGTGCCCTTCATTAACGCCTCGGCGTCAAGGCCGATGGTGGGCACCTCCGGCTCAGTGGAGAATAAAAACACCTCACGATTGATCCGCGTCTCTGCGCCGGCCGTCACATACAGCCAGGAGAACTGCATCCGGCGCCGCTTCGTCGTGCCCAGGTTGGCGATGCTCGAAGCGTTCTGCTTTTTGTATGTCACCGCATACGCACCGCCGGCAGGGTCGTAGCGGTAGTCACCTACGATCTCGTTGGCGAAGATCCGCTCGGGATCGCGCTGCACAGTGAAATCCTTGGTCGTATCGCCGCGCTCCCTGATATGCGCTGACAGGTAGGTGTCCGAGCCGCTGGCGGCGTTGACGGTGCGATACACCGGCTTGTACTTGCCGTCTTCGATGGTGATGTCCGCGAATCCCTCGAGCAGCAGGTCGCGGATCAGGTCGTCACTGCTGATCTCTGCGCCGATCCACCGCCGGCCGTAGTCGCCCGTGCCGAGTTCGGCCTCCCATGCCGCCAGCGCCGTCGCGTCGATGCTGCCGGATGCCACGCTCATGTGCGTCTGGAGAAGGTCGTCGAGGATGTCGGGGAGCGACTGCAGCAACGTGCCGCCAGTGGTGCCGTTGTCGGTTGCGCCCTGGACGTTGACCGTCACGGTATTCGCTGCCGTGTCGTATGTGCCTGTGGTGATCGTAAACTGAGCATTGGCGGCGTCGAGCGAGCAGTTGCTGGTGATGTCGGTCGTGTCGTTCCACACCTTCTGTATACTCTTGAGTGCGTGGTCTGCAATCTTGAATGTGCCGCCAGTGCCGGCCGTCGAGTCGATCTGATACGCCGGCAGCTTCTCCCCGCCGCCTGCCGAGGTCTGCCAATCCCCATAGACCAAAGGGATCGGTTGGTATTTGGCCTTGGCCTCAATGTTGGCGTACGTGGCCGGATCGAGCCGATTGGCCGGCAGCGCGATCTTGTCCTTGCTGCGAATATCGTCCACGCCGAAGCGCAGGCTGGTAGCATCCCACACGATGCCGCTTGGAAATCGCACAATGCCCGTGAACACTGTCTCGTAGTCCCCGATGGTGGTGCCCTGGCCGATCTTGATCGTGACGACCCGATTGCCCCATTCCTCGCTATCCGTGCTGTCTCTGACGGTGCTGTCGGCGTCGTGGAGGGCAATCGTCAGCGAGGGAGATATGAGTCGCGGATCGAGCAGGGCGCCCGTAGAGAGCCGGAGAGCAGGTATAGAGGCGATCCTGCCGTCATACGCCGAACCGTCGCTCATCGACAAGTCGTCGTCGGCATACCGCACCGTACCGCTGTCGAGGGCGATCTCGAGCAGGACATGCCAATCGCGGGTCGATCTGGTAACGTCAAGAGCCACGGCCTACCTCGTTTTTTCTTCCCACACGATTGCGGCAATGTCGTAGAAGCTGCTGAACTGATGGGCGAGGTTGAGGGGCGTGATCATGTAGGCATACGCCGAGTCTATTGACGCCCTCGACGTGTCCCAGCAGATCAGAGCCGGGTCGTTGTTGCCGATGCGCTTGAAAATTGCGCCCCACTTGTCGGTTTCAGCTTGCGTCACGAACGCAAACGAGGTGCGGATGCGCCTGTATGCGGCCTTTTCGGTAATGGCCTGAACCGTACCCGGCGACTTTACCCCCTCACTCGGGTCGAGCGTCTCGACGCGCAGGTCGGCCGTGATGTCGCGAGTCGTGTCGTAATACTCCCCGAACATGACGCGGCCGATCTGTATGTAGGTGTCGGGATTCGTCGGGTCGTCGATAGTCACCCGCCAGTAGCGCAGCGTTGCCTGCGTGAAATAGTGCGTGATCCGGTCGATCACGTTTCCGTCGCTGTCCAGGGAAGCCGCCTTCCCGGTATTCGCCGCATTGGTTTGGTAGTTCCAGCCCACAATCGTCTCGTCGACTGTCGGTGATCCCCAGGAGTCCGACGCGTTACCCTCAAACGTCACTG